TAATATGTTTTTTCTTGAATATGTTGCGCGACCACAAACAGCTGAAATGTTTTTTGAAGATGTGCTTATGGCATTACACTTTTACGGTATGCCAATACTTGCAGAAAATAACAAACCTAGACTATTGTATTATTTAAAGCGTAGAGGTTACAGGAAGTTTTCAATAAACAGACCTGATAAAACATTTAATAAATTATCTACTGCTGAAAAAGAAATAGGCGGAATGCCTAACTCAAGTGAAGATATTAAGCAAGCTCATGCTGCGGCAATAGAGTCTTATATACAAAAATATGTAGGATTACAACAAGATGGCTCATATGGCCAAATGTATTTTAATACTACATTAAACGATTGGGCTAAATATGATTTAGCTAAAAGAACTAAGTTTGATGCCGCAATAAGTTCTGGACTTGCTATTATGGCTTGTAATAGGCATATGTATGCTCCAAATCAAGAAAGACAAAAAATAAACCTAAGTTTTAATATAGCTAAATATAAAAACGAAGGCATAAAATCAAAACTAATAAAAAATTATGGCTGAATCCGTTTCAAAAAGTCATTTTCCAAGTCAAGCGCTTAGCGATGTTGAAAAAGCTAGTTCAAAGTTTGGGCTAGATGTGGCTAAAGCAATTGAGCATGAATGGTTTAAAAGAGATTCATCAGGTAATCGTTTTTATATTAATCAGAATTCTTATCATAAGTTAAGATTATACGCACGTGGTGAGCAATCTGTACAAAAATATAAAGATGAATTATCAATTAATGGTGATTTGTCGTATCTTAATTTAGATTGGAAGCCAGTTCCAATTATACCTAAATTTGTAGATATAGTTGTTAATGGTATGGCTAACAGAACTTATGATGTAAAAGCATACTCACAAGATCCATTTGGTGTTGAAAAGCGTACTCAATATATGGAAAGTATACTTCGTGATATGCAGGCAAAAGAGCTTGATGCTTATATACAACAAGAGTTTGGTATAAATACGCAAGAAAGTGGATTAGCGGATTTACCAGCGAATCAAGAAGAGTTGGATTTGCACATGCAATTAAGCTACAAGGAGGCTATAGAAATTGCAGAGGAGCAGGCAATTACAGTTACCTTTGAAAAAAATAGATACGAACTTACTAAAAAACGTTTTTATTACGATTTAGCAGTATTAGGTATAGCCGCTGTAAAAACAACGTATACGAACTCTGAGGGCATTAAAATAGAATATGTTGACCCTACAAACTTAGTTTATTCATACACTGAGTCACCTTATTTTGATGATGTATATTATATAGGTGAAATAAAAACAATACCACTAAACGAATTAAAAAAGCAATTTCCTAATTTGACTAACGAAGAATTAGAAAAGCTTAATTCAAAAGGATATTCAAATTATAAAGCATATAATAAGTTTAATCCTGATTCAAATAAAAGCGATATTAACACAGTAGATGTATTGTATTTTAATTATAAAACATTCCATAACGAAATTTATAAGCTAAAAAATACGGCTACAGGCGCAGAAAAGGTTATAGTAAAAGACGAAAACTTTAACCCACCAATTGATCCGCGTGCTAGATTTGAAAGATTAGCTAGAAACATTGAGGTGCTTTATGAGGGCGCGTATATACCAGGTGCTAATGTATTATTGAAATGGCAGTTGTGTGAAAATATGTTGCGACCAAAAAGTGATGCTGCAAAAGTTAGAATGAATTATTCTATAGTTGCGCCAAGAATGTACAACGGGCGAATAGAATCATTAGTTAGCCGTATTACTACATTTGCGGACATGATACAGCTTACACACCTGAAACTGCAACAAGTAATGTCAAGAATGGTTCCTGACGGTGTTTATTTAGATGCGGACGGTCTTGCTGAAATTGATTTGGGTAATGGCACAAACTACAACCCGCAGGAAGCGTTAAATATGTTTTTCCAAACTGGGTCTGTAATTGGTAGATCATTTACGTCGGATGGCGATATGAATCCCGGCAAAGTACCTATTCAAGAAATTAATTCAAATAGCGGTAGTAATAAAATAGCTTCCCTTGTAAGTACATATAACTATTATTTACAAATGATGCGAGATGCTACCGGATTGAACGAAGCAAGAGACGGAACATCGCCTGATCCAAAAGCATTGGTAGGTGTGCAAAAGCTAGCGGCTGCAAATAGCAACACTGCTACACGCCATATACTACAAAGCGGTTTATTCTTAACTGCAGAAACAGCTGAAAAAATATCACTTCGTATTGCTGATGTAATTGAATATTCACCAGCTAAAGAGGCGTTTATACAGTCAATTGGTATTCATAATGTAGCAACGCTAGCGGAATTAAGTGAATTGCATTTGCATGACTTTGGTATATTCATTGATTTGATGCCAGACGAAGAAGAAGCTCAAAAGCTTGAAAATAATATACAAGCTGCATTAAGCGCTGGTCTTATTGAACTAGAAGACGCTATTGATTTACGCGAAATTAAAAACGTGCAGTTAGCAAACCAGATGCTAAAAATACGCAGAAAGAAAAAGCTTGAGCGTGATCAACAAATGCAACAACAAAATATTCAAGCACAATCAGAAGCTAATGCTCAGGCACAACAGGTAGCTGCGCAGGCAGAGGTGCAAAAGCAACAAGCATTAACAGCACAAAAAGCAGAGCTTAAGCAATTAGAATCGCAGCTTGAAATGCAAAGATTAGCTAATGAAGCTCAACTTAAAAAAGATTTAATGCAGCTTGAATTCCAAATGAACATGCAGCTAAAGGGTTTAGAGGTTGAAACTGCCAAGTCTGCTATTAAAGAAAAAGAAGATCGCAAAGACGAGCGAACAAAAATACAAGCATCACAACAGAGTGAGCTTATTAATCAAAGAAAAAACAATTTACCACCAAAAGTATTTGAATCTGCAGGAAATGATATACTTAGTGGTGATTTTGACTTAGGTTCTTTTGAACCCAAGTAATGTATAGTGTATAATCTTATAATATTTTATTATGTCTGAAAACATTGAAGCAAAAGTTGTTGAGAGCGAAGAGCTATCAATACAAGAAAAAGAACAACTTGTGCAGGAAAAAGCAGGTGCTACATTTGAAGATGGAGTGCATAAAGTTGATTTAACTCAACCGCCTGCAAGTGAACAAAAACAAGAAGAAGAAAATGCCGTTCAAGAACAAGAGCCAGAGGGCAGCGTGCTACGCGGAGATGAACCGGTTGAAGAAACAGGGGAAAAAGCCGAAGTGGAATTGCCAGAAGTGGGACAAGAAAACCAAGAAGAAACTGAAGAAGTAATTTTAGAAGAGCTTCCAGAAGTTGAGGAAGAGCAAGAAGAAACAATAAAAGAAGTTGAGGATCTTGCAGAAGAAGTTGAAGAAGCATTTCAAAAAGAAGAGGAGCAAGGTATAGAGCTTCCTGAAAATATTCAAAAGGTTGTTGATTTTATAAACGAAACAGGTGGAACGCTTGAAGATTATGTAGCGCTTAATAAAGATTATTCAAATACTGATGATCTTGCGTTACTTAGAGAATACTATCAACAATCAAAACCACATCTATCATCTGAAGAAATTGATTTTCTTATTGAAGATAAGTTTACATTTGACGAAGAAGTTGATGACGAACGCGATGTGAAAAGAAAAAAATTAGCATTCAAAGAAGAAGTAGCTAGCGCTAAGTCTGAGCTTGAAGGGCTAAAAACCAAATACTATGAAGAAATCAAAGGCAGTTCTAGGTTAACACCTGATCAACAAAAAGCTGTTGATTTTTTTAATAGATATAACAAAGAAAACGAAGAAACATCAAAAATAGCTGAAAGACAGAAGTCTGTGTTTTTACAAAAAACTGAGCAAGTTTTTAATGACCAATTCAAAGGTTTTGAATATAAGGTTGGGGACAAGCGATATAGGTTTAATGTAAAGGACGCGGCAGAGGTAAAATCAGAACAAAGCGACATTAATAATTTCATTAGAAAGTTTCTAAACGAAGATAACACTATGAATGACGCTAAAAGCTACCATAAGTCTTTATTTACAGCTATGAATGCTGATGCAATTGCAAATCACTTTTATGAGCAAGGCAAAGCCGATGCAATGAAAGATAGCATGAAAAAAGCAAAGAACATTAATATGGACCCGAGAGGGGTTTATACAAAAAGTAATGATCCAAGCGGTTTCAAAGCAAGAGCATTAGTTGGCGATGATACTTCTAAAATTAAACTTAAACTTAAAAATTACTAAAAATGGCAATTACTTTTCAAGGAACTGAAGCCCTTCCAGTAAAAAAGGCTTTAGCTTCTAATTACCTAAACTTTACAGACGGTACTAATGACTGGTCTCAACAGTACCTTCCTGAATTATATGAGCAAGAAGTAGAGCGATATGGAAATCGTTCTATCTCTTCTTTCCTACGTATGGTAGGCGCTGAAATGCCTATGGCTTCTGATCAAATCGTTTGGTCTGAGCAAAATAGACTTCACCTTTCTTACGGAACAGGATCTGACAATACTTGTGTTATCACAACTGCTGCTTCAGGTTTGGTTACTATTGCTGCTGGTCACGCTATTCGTGTAGGTCAGTTGGTTGTTATTTCTGATGGAACCACAACTACTAAAGGATATGTTTCAGCTGTACCTTCTAGTACTACTTTAACAGTTCTTCCTTATGATGCTGCTAATTTAGACACTAATTATGACGATGCTGACCAAATCAAACTTTTCGTATTTGGTTCTGAATTTGCAAAAGGACAAAGTGGAATGCAGGGCGATACAATCTCTCCTTCTTTCAGTACTTTTACAAACAAGCCTGTTATTATTAAAGACAAGTTTGAAATTTCAGGTTCTGATTCAGCTCAAATTGGCTGGGTAGAAGTATCTGGAGAAGCTGGACAGTCTGGCTACCTATGGTATATCAAAGCTGAAGGTGAAACTCGTACTCGTTTTGAGGATTATCTTGAAATGACACTAGTTGAATCTGAAAAAGGCGCTGCTGCTAACACTGTTGATACAGCTCTTGGAAGT